TCATCTCACAGGATAAAGAGATGGCACTCATTCAGGAGATGTCATACAAGATCAAAATGTCTAATTGGGATATTCATCCTAGTAAGACTTGTTTCTTGTGCGTGTCTCCTGATTACTCTGGTATTGTAACTCAGCATCTCTCGCATTCATTGTCAATGGATCGAGAGATTTTTCATATTGAGGCAGTCAATGTGCCATTTCCAGATGAAGCTCCACACCACTATAGAATTGATTTTTCAATTAATTTTCAAGAATGGATGGAGAGATGGGATAATTTTGTCTTGATTGAGGCAGGAGTTATCCGTGGCGGCAACTATAAATGGATTACTGATGTAATGAAGGATACTGCTCCACATAAACCATTTTATACTGTTGCATTATGTGAAAATGTAAATAGTAAATATAAGAGTGACTTAGTTTCACTATACTACGATAATTCCATCCAAGATTTACATTTTTGGTGGGAGAGACCAAATAATCATTGGGCATAGGGATAGCAACCCCAAAAAAAGTTCTAATCAAACTTTTCAAAGGAGAACTATGGGATTATTTCCAGTAGATAAAAGCGGTGAGTTTATCGAAGAAGGTATGACATTGATTACCGAGACAGACAGTGATCGCCTTCTAGATGCCGCTGCAAAGCGTCGCAGATCAAAGATGAAGGAAGAACTATACCCACTTCCAGAAGACCGCATGGAGCGTCCTTGTGGAGGTGCTGGTGGTTTTGATGATTTTGTAGAGCGTTGGCACGAGTGAATAAATAATAGCAGCCTATTGCTGTGTCTAAATGCCGACCTTTCAGACATTCAAGGATTTGAGTGTTACCTTTAAGAAGCATCCTGTTACCGATGATTTGGTAACAGTAAAGGATGAGGCAGCCATTGTACAATCTGTTTTTGCTTTGCTTCAGACAAATAAAGGTGAAAGACCATTTAAACCTGATCTTGGATGTGATATTCGTAGATCACTATTCGAACCTCTAGATTATGCAACTGCTGGTCTTATTCGCTCTCAAGTGTCTGAAGTCTTGAATAAGTATGAACCAAGAATAAAGGTTGATAGTGTTGATGTTATTCCAGATGAAATGAATAATGGGTATGAAGTTACTCTTTATTACTTCATTGTTGGTAGAGACGATGCACCAGTAAGCACGGAAATATTCTTAGAGCGTACACGATAATGCCTTATACTCAGGTTGCTAATCTAGATTTTGAAGATATTAAGACAGCTCTGAAGGATTACCTTAGAGCAACGTCAGATTTTACTGATTATGACTTTGAGGGTTCGGCAATGGCAACCCTCTTAGACACACTCGCCTATAACACCTATTATACGGCGTTTAACACTAATATGGTAGTCAATGAACTATTCATTGATTCTGCCACCTTGAGGGACAACGTAGTAGCGATTGCGAAGCAGTTAGGGTATAGACCCAAGAGTGCCACTGCTCCAGTCGCCTACGTTTCTTTTACAGCAACCTATGGCAACCAAACCAATGATACCGAACTCCTACTGAAGAAAGGAACTGGTTTCATTGCAAACTATGATAATGCAATCTACCAATATGTCACCTTAGATGATGCAAAAGGTCAGGTGTCAAATGGTGTTGCAACATTTACTAGTGTTCCAGTGTATGAGGGAACACAAGTTGTCAATACATTTACTGTCAATACTGCTCTTAAGAGTCAGAGATTTATTCTTGACAACCAGAATATTGATACTACCACTATTAGCGTTAGAGTATTCCCCAGTGGTGGTAGTTTTAGCGAACCATATCTTGTAGCAGATAACATTCTTAGTGTCGATGGAGACTCTAAGATTTTCTTCTTGGATGAAATTGAAGATGAGAGATATGAAATTATCTTAGGTGATGGAGTTCTCGGAAGAAAGTTAGAGAATGGATCTAGAGTAGAAGTATCTTACATGACCACTAATGGTCCTGCTTCTAATGGCGTCAAAACATTCATTTTCTCTGGTGTATTAGAAAATGCTCAGGGAGTATCTCCAACTAACATTACAGTCAATATAACGGGGTCTGTAGCGTCTTCTGGGGGCGAAGATATAGAATCTACCGCTAAGATTAAATTCAACGCTCCTAAGTCCTATGGAGCGCAGGATAGAGCGGTTACAGCGCAAGACTATGCTGCTATTGTAAGAGAGATTTATCCTTCAACCAGCGACATTATTATCTTTGGTGGAGAGGATCAGGTTCCACCCGAGTATGGAAAAGTATTCATTGTCCTCAAACCAAATGATGCTGCTTTCTTGACCTCGTTGACAAAACAACAAATCATCGAAAATCTGAAGAAATATGTTGTTGCTTCTGTAGAACCTGTCATTGTAGATCCCTCTATTCTCTATGTTGAACTAACTAGTAAGATTTACTACAACAGTCAAGCAACGGATAAGACACCTGCTCAGATTAGAGACGAAGTTATCGGTTCTGTTCAGTCTTACTTGGATACATCAGACACAGAAAAGTTCAATGGCAAGTTTAGATACAGTAAAGTAGTTGGTGTTATTGATGACACTGATCGTGTTATTAACTCAAACCTTACTACTGTCATGATGAGGAAAGATTTCTACCCTCTGTTAAATTCTACATCATATTATGAGATCTGTTTCCAGAACGCATTTGATGAAGATTGTGATGAACCAGTCCTGTCATCAACAGCGTTTAGAGTAACTGAATACCCAAATTTTGATGTCTATATCGAAGATAGGTCTGGCAAAATTGTCCTATATAGACTAGATAGCGTAACTGGTGAAAAGGTTGTCCTTGACAGCGATATTGGCGATATTGATTATGTGAATGGCGAACTTAAGATGTATTCACTGACTATTATCAAGGGAAGTTTCTTTGATAATCGTATCTCTGTAAAAGTAAAACCACTTTCTAATGATATCAAGGCATTCCGAGAGGTTTATCTTGACGTTGATGTTGCGAATTCCTCATTCACTGCATACAAAGAGTAAGTAAATGCCTGCTGTAAAGACCAAGAGAATTTCAACTCTGATTGAATCGCAGCTTCCAGAATTCATTACTAACGAATACGAACTTTTTGGTAAGTTTGTAGAGAAGTATTATGAATCTCAGGAAGTTCAGGGCGGCACTTTGGATGTTATTAGTAACATCCAAAAATATGCTGATATCGATTTCTACGAGAAAAATCTCTTAAAGCAGAACGATACTCTAGTATCAAACATCAGTCAATCTGATTCTACAATTGTAGTAGAAGATGCTCAGTCCTTCCCAGAAAAAAATGGGTATATCAGGATTGATGATGAGATCATTTTCTATGAATCTAGAACAAACACAGAGTTTTTAAATTGCTCTAGAGGAGTTAGTGGCAACACAACTCTTGGAGATCTTTATGACTCTACTAATTTTGTAAGCACAACTGCTGCATCTCATACTGCTGGTAAGAAAGTTCATAATATCAGCAATTTGTTTTTGTATGCATTTGTAAAAAACTTTGAGAATCAATACCTTGCTTCTTTTCCAGAGAAGTATCTTAGAGGAGAAGTAGATAAGAGAACTCTTATCAAGAACATTCAGAAGTTCTACAAAGCAAAGGGAACATCTAGTTCTATTGAATTTATCTTCAACACTATTGTTGCAAGAGATACAAGCAATAAACCCAAAGTATATAATCCCAGAGATTTTACCTATAAAGTATCAAATGCTGATTGGATCAATGTTTATGCACTAAAGTGCAAAGTTGTATCTGGAAATCCAAAAGATTTGATTGGAAAGAAAATTGTTCAAGAACCTACAGATGAGTATGGATATTCTTCAGCAACAGTAGATAATGTTTATACAGAAGGAACTTCTGATGGTGAAGTTATCTGGAATATTGTTCTAGCTCCAGAAACTGTAAATGGTGAGTTTGCAATATCCACAAAAACTAGACTAGAAAGAACTCTTTCTTCTACTGCAACAACTGGTGATAGAATTGATGTATTTTCAACTATAGGATGGGAATCTATTGGAGAAGTTCTTATTGGAGAAGAAGTTATTAAATTTGATAGTAAAACTATCAATCAGTTTTTCATCAATAAGAGAGGATCTACACCAGTTACTCACAATGCAGGAGAATCTGTATATAAAACTGCTATCATTAGATCTGGTGGTGTAGTTTTACTAACTCTAGGAGTTGTATATAATTTAACTGCAGAGTCAGAAAGTCCATATTCTTCTCCTGGAGATAAAATTCAGGTATCTGATCCTGGATTCCAAACTGCAGATCCTAGAATTGTAAAAACAGGAACTAATCAAACAAGATGGTTCTTAAATAATTGGCAACCAGTTTCATCTCCAACAAATCTATCGGTGCAGTCTTCCCTGCAGGGAGTTCCAACAAATGTTTCTGCTATATTAGAAGATGACCAGTATTACTATATTACATCTTCTGGATATCCATCTTACAGTATTCTAGATCGTTCCGTTGTATCCGAAAACGTTCAGGATCAAAGACTTCTCAGAATTATCAGAAAACAACCAACTGTAACAACGGAAGTATATAAGACTCCAAAGGCAGATGTTGGTATTTTACTGAATGGTGTTCGCATCTACGGATATAAAGATAATGACAGTATTCGATTTGGAAAACTGCAAGAGATTCGTGTTAATACTAGAGGAAGAAATTATGTAAAACCTCCTACTGTTTTGATTGATGGTGTTTCAAATAAAGCAAGAGCAGTTTTAACTGGATCTGTTGTTGATCGTATTATTGTTGATACTACCGACACTTTCCTCACTACTCCAACTGTTGAGATTACTTCTGGAAGAGGAGCAAAGGCGAGAGCAGTTGTTACAGGCGGAGAAATTACAAGTATTGTAGTAGAAGATGCAGGACGATTCTATTCATCCCCTCCAAGAGTTGTAATCAGAGACAATGCTGGCAGAGGTAGATTTGCAGAATACATTGCCAATGTTGATTCTGATGGCACTATTGCTGGATTTGATAAAATTTCTGGTGGAACTCTTTACACACAAGCAAATGTCGAAGTAGATATTGTTGCTGTTGGAGAGGGTGCTACTGCCACCCCCCTACTAAAAGAATGGAATAAAAATAGATTTGAGAAATATAAGTCAAAACTAGATAGTCAGTTTGGTTATGTTTTCGAGAACTATAATAATGTTCTCGAATATGGTTATGGACAACTTGCCAATCCTAAAGCACTAAGAGTTCAATTAAATGATAACTTGAACTCTGCTGATACCGAACCAGTAAATAAAACTCACTCACCTATCATTGGTTTTGCTTATGATGGCAATCCTATCTACGGTCCTTTTGGACATCAGAATCCTTTAGATTCACAATCACCTATTGTAAGGATGACTTCTAGTTATTCTTTGCGTGGTTCTCGTGAAGATGGACCTTCAGTGAGAGAGTATCCTCTTGGCACATTTATTGATGATTACAGATATGTTCATAAGAGTGGATCTTTAGATCAAAATAATGGAAGATTTTGTATTACGCCAGATTTTCCAGATGGAGTTTATGCTTATTTCTTGACCATTGATAGCAATCAAGTTCCCAAGTTTCCATATGTTATTGGTGATGGGTTCTATTCACTTCCAGTGGATAGCAACTACAATTCTCAAATCAATCAAAATGATATCCCCAAAACTGCAAAGAGATTTTATCTTCCTGGTATGCCTAGGAATGGTGAAGGTCTAGTTGCTCAAATTAATGAAGTAAAGACTGGATTTATTGATAGTATCCTAATTGATAGATCTTCAAGTAACTTCTCACCGAATTGTAAAATTTATTTTGATAATGCTTCAACAGAAGGTAATGATGCCGAAGCTTTAGTTGAAACGGTAAAGGGCAAGACAGTAAATTTCTTAGAAAGTAAGGAAGACAAAGTAGTAAAACTAACAACAATTCAGAGTGCTTACTTATTTGCTAATGATACATTAAGACAACCAGCAAGTGGTGCTTCAGGAAACATCGTTGGAACTGTTACTGGTGATAATATCATTGTTCTTAGAAATGTAGTTGGAACTTTTAATAATACTGGAACTTTCTCTGCTGACATTAAAACTTTCCAATTAACGGTAGATCAAGACAGCAATTATACAAAAGGTGCTATCTTAAGTCTAACTGATGGTATCAATCCTCCTATTGCTACGGCAGAAATTCTTGAAGGAACTAGCAGACAGAATACAGTAAAGATAAAAGTCTTATCTGGAACTTGGATAGTCGATGATGACTACTTCTTACAATCTAGTAATCTTTTTAATACTTCTGGATCAAAAATTGTAACTTTAGTATCTCTTAGTGATAACTTAGAACCATTTGAGGTCAATCAAAGTGTTGCTTTGGTTGAAACTAATGAAGAACATGGTCTTGGTGTTGGGGATGAAGTTGATATTAGTATCTTCCCAGATGATTCCACCAAAGTAAAAACATATTACTTAAGAAAAAGACTATATCAAGAAGTAACATTTAGAACTCCAAAGAACTCCTCAGAAATTGATTATGATGGTATCGGAAGATTTACTATCTTAAATGGTGGTGCAGACTATACGCCAGGAGTATACGAGAACGTTCCATTAACTGGAGGCAGTGGAACTGGGGCAACAGCAATTATTACCGTTTCCAGTGCTAAAGTTGTCAATGATATCCAAATTCAGAATGGCGGAAGTGGGTATGCTAGAGGAGACTATCTTGGTGTAGATGATGATCAACTTGCAAGGTCTGGTGGTTCATTAAGTTCTTCACGACTTGCTGTTTATGTAGATCACGCTGGTGTTTCTAGAAGTTCTGCTTCCATGAGAGTAAAATCCGAAAAAGGATTCTCTGTTGGAGACTTACTAAGTGTTGGATCTGAAGTTGTAGAAATTTTAGCAATTAACGGACCAAATATCTCTATTGAAAGAGGACTAGAAGGAACAGAAGCAAAAGATCATTACAATGGCGAAAAAGTAAGTCTATACAAACCAAGATACAATTTTACTCCAGATTATAAAATTACTAATAATCTTGGCACTGGATATGTAAGATCATACAATCCAGATACCCAAGTAGCAACAATTGTATATGATTACTCAATCGAAAAGAGAACAGCAGAAGAATTAACTATTAGCACTACATTCTTTGATTCTAGTTCTCCACAAAGACTTGTATCTGTAAATTCAGTTACTGATGTAGATTATAAATTTGAGATTTCTGAAGATAATTCTTCATTTGTGCCAAATCCAAATATTGATATTCAGGAGTATTACAAATACGTATTTGATACTTCACACTCGTCTCTTACAGGAACTTATTTTGATATGAGTCCAAGTAAGAATTATAATCTTATCACATTAGAAAAAACTGCTTCAACTATTCTCCCTGGAAATTCTGGAGCATTTACCGAAGTTAAATTTGGTTTTGGTTCTAGAATAGCACAAAACAATTATACCGTAAAGAGGGGAACAAATTTTAGCAATTTCTATTATTTTGATAGGAATGGTATTGTAAATTCGGAAGATGCTTTCTTAAGTATCATCGATGATCCGTTACAAGGTAAAAAGAGACTTAACTATGTAACCCCAACCAGATTTGTATATGACATCACAAGAAGTCCTCTCTGGGATGGATCGGGATCTATTTCATATACCACTAGTGGTCAGTTTGCTGTTGGTGAAATCAATTCCGTTAAGATAATCAATTCAGGTGAAAACTATAAAAAAGTTCCTTTAATTTCTGGTGTTGATCCTTCATCAGATTTTATAGGAACAGCAACGGTATTATTTGATACTACCACTAAAGTAATTACTTCCGTCAGGATTGATGAGTTGGGATCAAATTATGTGAATCCCATTGCAATCATTACTGATGGAGATGGAGTAGGAGCTAAATTTAAAGTTGTTCAGCAAAATGGAAGACTATTTTCTATTAGTGTTGAAAATCCTGGAAGAGGATATACATATGCTCCATCAATTGTAATTGTTGAATCCGATGTAGAATTATATGCTTCTGGAAGTGAAATTGGAATTCCTAGAAGTGTTAATATTATTAATAATGGTGGTGCATACCATTTAGATAAAACAGTTTCATCTGAAGTATCATCTCAATATACTGTATCTTTAAGAAACTTTAATGGTCAGTTCCAAAAAGGAGAAGTGATCACACAATCGATTAATGGAAATGAGGTTCTCAGAGCTAGAGTTTCTGAATATAGAAATGGATCCAATTTGTTAAAATTAGAAGGTGTTACTGGTATTATCAGAGAAGACGTAGAGATTATTGGAAAAATTTCTAGTGCTTCTGGAACTGTAGTAAGAATTTTTGTATCTAAATTCAATACAAACATCACCAGTTTCTTTGATAACCTTGGATATTATAAATCAGATAAAGGAAAACTTGGCGTAGCAAATCAAAAGATAACTGATAGTTTCTTCTATCAAGACTATTCATATGTTGTTAAATCCAAAACATCAATTGAGCAGTGGAGAGATTTAATTAAATCAACAACTCACCCTGCTGGATTTAAACTATTCGGTCAGGTTGACGTAGAAACATCAGCAAATACAGAGATGCCTGTTGCTGGTGATAGAAAAGCAGATACGTTTACCACCATTCAACTCTGGGATCCAGAGAAAAACAAGATTACTAGTGATATCAAACATAGAGTAGTAACTCAAACTGTGCAGAAAGTAGAAAACACTAGAATCCGCAAAGGACAAGGTTCTGCTGCAACATCAGAGTTCAACTTTAATGAAACTCGTGCTTTCTCTTTCACTCTTGCTGCACCATTTGATGGTTACTTTGATGGTGATGGAAGACTAAGAGGAACAACTATCTTCCAAGTTCTTGATGATTTTAATAGACCATTTACTCCTATTAGTGCTGAGAGTTTAATTGTAACTCTCGATGGTATTATTCAAGAACCTGGGGTAGCATATACTGTAAATCAAGATAAAATTATATTTGCCGCTCCACCACTTGGACCTGGAGTAAAATTAACAGGGCAAAGTTCTTCTGATACTACACCATACAAAGGAACTGCATTTTTAGGAAGAGCATTCTACTTCAGAAGAAATGAGTATAACTCAAGATATATCAGAAAGATAAGAAATATTTTCCAAAGAAATGGAAGATGGATAGATGCCGCTAATCAAATTGAAAGAAATGCACAGTTTATTATCGAAGAAGCGGTTGGATATGGAAAACAATATTATCCATCATTAGATTGGAGCACCAAGTTAGATGATTATCAATTTGACATTGGATACATTCTTGATGCATATCAACATGATTTGAGATTTGGCGGTAACGCAAAAACTGTAGATTACGCAAATATTTTTAATACTGCTGATTATATCACAAAAAACAAATCTGCTTCCTTAGATATCTTTAAGTATGCAACCAAATTAGCAAAATCTGCTATTAGAAATTGGGATTATATTGATGAGAATGTAACTTATATTCAGGGTTCTAAACAAATTAATGTTTCTTCCACTGAAAATCTAGTTATAGGAATGCATGTCAGTTCTGGTAGGGCATATCCAGTGGGAACTAAAATTGTTTCTATTGATGGTCCTGCAACTGTAACGCTATCAAATGCAGCATTAGTAAATTCTGGTGTTGGACCTGGAGGTGCTGCAGCTGGTATTACAACTTTATCTGGATCTACAGGAGGAAGTAATCTAGGACTACCAACCAATACAGGTGCTGTTAATCCTGGAGATACTTTTGCTGTAGAACCAGGAGATATACTTTCTGCTCCGCTATCTTTCTCTGGTGTAGAAAGTGCCACTTTCTTCTTAAGTGGTATTAATAATGGAACTTTCTATGATGCATCAAATCTAATATCACAAAATAAAAAATATTTACAGGAAGAAGTAAGTGAGTATATTTACGCAAATTATGCTCTCCCATCTGGAGATAAGGCAAAGTGTTATCGTGATCTTGGATTCTTAATTGATGCTGTTGTATATCATTTAAGATTTGGCGGCAATGAAAGAGTTGTTAATTTCGCTCAACTTTATTATACAAATAGAGGTTATCCATATGGCGAAGAATTAACTTCTATCAATAGAAATGCAACTGAAACTGCAGCTGCAATTGCTGCTTGGGATCAATTAGCAGTTCTTATGAATTCTGCTATGAGAAATACTCTTGGTGCAGGAACTTATACATCTATATCACCATTTGTAGATCCTTCTGTTGCTGCTGATAGTCAATTCCCATATTGTGTTGAAGTTGAGTCGGCAATTAATACTATGATTGATATTGTAAAAGATATTCTTGCAAATGGAACTGGGGTTGTTGAAGTAGCAAGGCAAAATGAAAACAAAACAGGATATTGGTCCTCTACTACAACTTACTCAAACTATAATATCATCTTAGATCCTCAACTTAATGCAAAAGAGTGCGAAGATGTTATCTCTTCAATGAATTTGTTGTATACAAATCTAAATGACACATTGAACAAGGTTTTGGTTACAAAAACTTTACCAGACTTTATAGACGGAGAAACAAAAGAATTTGATCTATTCTGGGATAATGGAGATCCAGTAATTACAGAAGAAGATGAAAGATTATTACTAACAATTAATGCCGTTCTTCAAGAAACAAAATACAATGCTTCATATCCTGGTGATGACTCTTACTATATTGATAGAACAGTAGTTCCTAACAAACTAGTATTTGATGTTGCTCCTATTTGGGATCAATATGAAGGGGCAAAGACTTTAGGAGAACCAACTGCAGTTGAGAAAGTATCTGGAGTTGGTATTGGAAATTATAAGAGACTTACTATTGATTCTTTCCTAGTTAACAATATCAGAAAAGGTCCATTCTTAATTCTAGACTTAGAAGATTTAACGGTTGTTAATGTAGAGCAACCAGATTTCTTGCTGGTTTTTGTAGATGGTGTTCTTCAGAAAGAAGGAGTATCTTATACTGTTTCTGGTCCTAATATCTTCTTCGAGTTCCCAGTAACGGAACAAATGAAGGTTGATATGAGATATCTCTATGGCAGAGATGTTGGACAGATTCTTAATATCTTTGACTATAATCCAGATGCATATTATGCTAAGTCAGAAATAGTATTAAACACTACTGGCGGTGTAGAACAATTTATCAATAAGTCTTGGATGGGTCTAAAAGCTGGATCGCCAATACAAATTTTCCAGTTTAATCCAAATGGCACTCGTAATATTATTGGAACAATACTTGATTATAAGATAAATGGAAATATCGTAACCTTAAAGTGTTTTGGTAATTCTGCAGAACTACTTCAAGGAACTGATGTTTATATTTGTGTTTCTGGAAATTATGATACCCTCTATACTGTAATCACACTTGATGCTGCTGGATCTAGTATCACATACGAAAGAGATGAAGATGATAGATTATTATTAAGCGGACTAGATCAAGTCTGGAGAGGAACATTCTTCAGAAGATGGTATAGAAATCCATTCATTAGTCTTTCGAATAATACTCAAATAAGAGTAGAGGGCGAAGATAATTTTAGAAGAATTAAAACACTTCCATCGGTTCTTACTAGTAAAGAGCAAAGATTACAGCAACAAGTATCTAATTCGTATTTTGGTCAGGTAGATATTGAGTCATATAATGGCACTACCAGAGGTGAAGGATTAAGTATTGTCGCAAAAATAGAAAATGGTGTTGTTGTGGATCTTGAGTGGAATCAGCGTAGTTATGATCCTATTACACAACCAACTGCTTATCAATACTTCACTCCACCAGTAATTAATTTTATACCAGAAGATGGCAATGGTGGTGGTGCTAGAGCAGAAGTAATCGTAAATAAAGGTCAAGTAATTAGCGTTGAACTAATTGACGGCGGATCTGGATATACCAAATCCCCAAGAGTTGTTGTTGCAAGAAGATACGATGTAATTGAAGAAACTGATATTGGAGTTTCTGTAATTAATATTGCTATAAATGCAAATCCAGTTTCATTAACTACCACAGGATTCTCTACAATCAGTGTTCTTGGTAACCAAGTATCTGGAATCAACACATTTACCTCTATTCTTTTTGAGAGTCCAATTGATAGCAATAGAGTTATTACTACTATTGTTACACCAAAGGAAGAAGAAGTTAGTGAAGATTTAGCAGCATCTCTAGATGAGATTAAAACAACTGTCAACAGTCAAAGACAAGCAACACCAATAGATACATTCTATGGAGGAACTGAAATTACTGTTCGTATCAATACTCCATATATTGTTGGTATTGAATCTGAATCTACGTTAAGTGCTACCGCAACGAGAGAGATTACAATAACAGTAGAAAATCTCATTCCAAATGATGCTCTATCTAATGTTAATTTCTTCGAGGTCGGCGCATTCTTGGATGTTCCTCTCGATCCAACAGACGATATTGTATATGTTGCAGATACTACAAAATTCAAGACAAATGGATATCTACTTATTGGTAACGAAGTAGTAAGATACTATCGCAAGTATATTGATCGTTTCTTAAAGGTACAGAGAGCACAAAATAACACAGTTGCTCAGTTCTGGCAAGCAGGAACTTTCTTAAGACAGATTCCAGATCCAGTATCTATCGCATTTGGTGGTATTTCTGCAATCGAATCTGAATCTCAAACCGTTACATTAAAAGGCGGTTCAGAGATTGGTGGGTCTGAAAGAAAGTTACAAAAACAAGTTGTAACTCCTTCCACAACTGTTACTACTGTTTCAAGAGTAATTACAGAAGAACTGCAACCACAAGTTGATGTTCAATCTATCAGTCAAGTTGAGACAAAAGTATTCTATAAATTAGAACCATCTGCAAATAACGTTCAATCTTTCGAGACAATACATAATCAAACTGTTGTTCTAAACCAAGTTCAGACTGTACAGAGTGAATTTACTATCGAGAAGCAGCAACTAGAAGTTTTAGTGATTCCACCACCAAGCGGTGTAATTGATGGTTATGAAGAAAGCGTATTTATTGATGATCCTGTCAAAACCAGATTGAATGGATTTGTAGACTTGTTAGATGATTATGGTGTCGTAAAAAGAGATGGAACAGTAATTTATATACAAAATGAAGTATTCTCTGCATTCTCACAATATGTTGGAAACTATACCACTGGAAACGCTGGACATGTTATTAATCACTTTAATGGTATATTTGATGATGGAAGTGCTGATGTATCTGGATTGACTTTATTAGAACTTTCTACATATTATCCATCTCTCACACTAAGAGATTTTACAGAAAGAGCGGATTCTAGTTATACTCTTGCTGGAGATAAATTTATTTTAATGCCACCAAGTATTCAGAATCCTGTTGCGATCAGTTCTTCTACTGGAACTATTGGTAACAGTGTAGTTGTTCAAGATACGACATACTTCGCAGATAATGGATATCTATTTACTTCAAGTGGATCTGTTATCCAATATACATCCAAGACTAATACATCTTTCGAGGGTTGCACTCTATATTCTGGACCAGATTCCATCACCAGTGGTGACGAATTAGTTCCATTCTCAATCTCCTAAATAACTGCATAAATATAAATAACTCAGGCACAAATCACTACGTCGGAACGAAAAACCAATGGCTGCTATCATCTCTGATAAGTTTAGAATTTTTAACGCTAAACAATTCCTGGAATCCTTGACAGAAGGACCTAGTGAAACCAGTGCAGAACGCACTAGAATGTATTTCTTCGTTGGAAGACCTCAACCTTGGAGGGCATATCTAGAAGTATATTCCAAGGGTTCTACCAACTTTACCGTTGGCAATGAAGTTTATGTTGGAACTTATGGTTCAACTGCTTTCCGTGCCACAGTTGCCGCTGTTTATGATAGTGCCCTCCTTTTAACCGACGTTTTTGGCAGCAATGGTATTGCTTCAGTTCCTACTCTTGGAAGCGACTTAAAAGAAACTGCAGATGGTGGTGCCACTGATACTGGAGCAGTTGCTAAGACTGGTGTTTATCGTTACGGAACAGAGGATATCCCACCTCTTCCTCTAGATAACCAGAGAGAAAAACTAGGTCTTTATGATGAGATTATCGCTGCTAAGCGTATTACTGATGCATATGCAAGAACAGTTATTCGTCGTTATAACTGGGACCTAGTTGCTAATCCAAAGTTTGACATGTGGAAGCCTGACTATTCTGCTACTCCTGGTGGCGGTGGTCAAGTTGGTAAGCAGACTGCAACTGCACAAGCAAGCATCGCTGATGCTAAGTTTTATGTAATGAACTCTGATTACGAAGTGTTCAAGTGCCTTTATAATGGCGAAGGTCCTGGAAACCTAACAGGACAAAACGCGACAGAGCAACCATCAACATCTGGTGCAAACTATAACGGTGCTACTGGTCTTTACACCGAAACTTCTGGTGCTGGTTACATTTGGAAGTATATGTATACCATGCCAACCGATGACGTTCTAAGATTCCTTTCTTCGGACTTCATGCCAATCGTTCTCCCAACGAACAACACTCGCGTAGCAGTAAATGGTCTTGCTGTTCCTGGTGCTATTGATGTTGTTCTAGTTGAAGATGCTGGTCTAAATCTTCCTGCTTCACAAACATTCTACACTGGAATCAAAGGTGATGGAACAGGTGGTGTAGTAGAAATCATTACCGATGGTTCTGGAACTATCACTTCTGCTAGTGTAGCAGCAAGAGGTCAGGACTACACATATGCTAACATCCTTCTCGGAAATGGCAATCTCTTTACTGATGCTGGTCTAACCACTCCTCTTGGAACTGCAGCAAATGCAACTGGAGCTCTAGAGGTTGTAATGCCACCTCAAGGTGGTCATGGTTCGGATCACGAACAAGAACTAAATGGCAAGCGCGTAATGACAAACATTCGCCTAACCTATGCTGAAGGTTCTGGTGATTTCCCTGTTGATAACGATTTCCGTCGTATTGGTATTATCAAAGATCCATACAACTGGGGAACTACGACTTTCGCTACTGCAGATACTCTAACTGGTCTAAAGTCACTTAAAATTACTGGTGCTACTGCAGATTATATCCCAGACGAAACCATCACCCAAACGGTATCTGGTGGAAGCGCATACGGAACTGTTGTTTCTTGGACTCTGGATAGTGGTTCGACAACGGATGGTGTTCTTAAGTATATCCAAACCGTAGATGCACACACCGATCAAGGTGTTGTAAGAGCATTCGAAAGCAATGGATCAAATGCTGTTTCTGGTGGTCTTTCCGCTGCAGCAGGAAATGTGGATACTGGTTATGCAGGAACGCTTCTAGGAGCAACATTTGCTGCTGGTCTAGCAACTCCCGAGATTGAGAATAACTCTGGTGAAGTTATCTACATCGAAAACCGTCGCCTCATCACTCGTGCTCCTGACCAGATTGAAGATATCAAACTAGTCATCGAGTTCTGATCTAAAACAATAATATTAAGTCCCCCGAGAAATCGGGGGATTTTTTTTATCTCTACTAAATACTAGAGACTAGATACTAGTATTTGGCGGAGTACGATGCCTCAGAAGACTAACCTTAATGTAAATCCTTATTACGAGGACTTTGACGCGAATAAGAATTTTTATAAGATTCTATTCCGTCCAGGTTACTCTATTCAAGGTAGAGAATTAACTCAAGTTCAATCTATTCTCCAGAATCAGATTGAGTCTTTTGGCAAATATGCTTTCAAGCAGGGAGACTTAGTTATCCCTGGAGAAGTTGGTCTTAATACAAAATTAGATTATGTTAAGTTATCTTCTGTTTCAGAAGTAGCGGTAAATGATGGAACAGGTATCGTATATAAAAAGTATGATATCTCTCAACTAGTTGGTCTTCAGTTGAGGGGTCTAAACTCTGGTGTTATTGCAACTGTATTAGAGATACAAAAAGCAACTGAGTCTTCTGCCGATACTATTTTTGTAAGTTACTTAAACAGTGGAGATTCTAACACCGAGACTACCTTTAGACAAGGCGAAACTCTCGAAGTAATTGATGGTGTTAATACTCCATTGCTTGTTGTAGGAACTGATGGCAGTGTTCTACCAACTAGCATTTTAGTAACAGACCCAGACACTAAAGAAACCACATCTATAGTAAGTCCTGCTATGGGTTATGGTTCCGCAGTTGAAGTTCAGGAAGGTATCTATTTTGTAAATGGTTATTTTGTAAGAAATGCAAAGCAACTTCTTGTAATCGATTCATACTATGACAGACCATCTGCAAAAGTTGGATTTACAATTAAGGAGTCTATTGTAACTCCAGAAGAAGATGCTAGTCTATATGACAATGCTATTGGATCTTCTAACTACACAGCTCCTGGAGCACATAGATTAAACATCTCTCTTTCATTGGTCAAGTATGACTATAATGCATCTACTGATAAAAACTTCATCAAACTAATTACTACCTTAAGAGGATCTGTTCAGAGAAAGGTAGTTCCAACATCATATAGTTTGTTAGAACAAACTCTTGCGCGTAGAACATTTGATGAAAGTGGAGATTATGTCGTAAATGATTTCTCTATTGATATTAGAGAATATGCACAGAAAAATGGAAATGGTGGTGTATATGCATTAGATGAATTTGGAAATTACAATGGATTATCAGAATCAGTAGCATCGCGTAAGATGCTTGCTAGTGTTGGTCCTGGAAAAGCATATATCAAAGGATACGAAATCGTAAATAAGGAAACTAAGTATCTTGAGATTGATAAAGCTAGAGAGAGTCTAACAAGTGACAATATTAGACTAAAGGCAAAACCACTTCCAACATTTAATATTACAAACACTTTTGGAAGTGTTCCTCTTAACAAAGAAGGTGCAGAATTAACAGCATATCCATATGTTAATTTGTATGCTACTTTTAATGATGGATCTGTAGGATTATCAAATACAGAAGAAGATGCTGATCATAGACAAACTCTCGCAAGAAGAGGTCAGTATTTTAGTTCGGATGATGCAATCAAAACTATTGTTCTTGATGTAACCAATACTCTGAATCCACTGTCTTCTATTACTGATGGAACTTTTGAGAATCTCTTGGGAGATATCTATTTTATTAAGACAAGAGACAATGCTGGAAATGCAACATCTGTTGGATCACTAAAAACTGTTGCTTTCGCTAAAGTAAATAAACCACTATTGAACTCCAATGATGCCGTGAAGTATCTGGAGATCACTGTAGTTGGTAAGAAAGATGATGTTGATCTTCTCTTGCTGGAGTATGATCTAGGGGATGCTAACTATCAAAGAAAACTATTCTACGCAAATTCCGATGCTGCTGTAGATCAAAATGCCATTGGATATATTGTAGATTATTCAGAAACTATTACTCCTTTAATTGGTAGAGCAAAACCAAATAATTTCTTCTTGAAGAAGAGAGGAGCAGGATTCAATTCAGATTCTGATATTATTCTTTCTCAAGGAAGATTATCTAAAGGAGATGCTGCATATAATGCAGTATTTGGACTATCATATTTCGATCCAGAATTTTTCACTAAAATTCTATTAGATACTCGTCCAGAGTCTGGAACATTTGGTGTTGGAAAATATGTTTTTGGATTAACAAGCGGTGCATATGGCGTTGTTGAAGGAGGTCCTTCGGGGGTATATTCTATCGGAAGAACTTTGTTTGTAAAGACTCTATCTGGAAGATTTGTCTCTGGAGAAACTATTAGAGATGAAGGTGGAAATACAAGTAAGATTGCTACAGATAATACTATCTCTCACTTTATTGTAGCAAATCCAGGTCTTTCATATGCAGATGGATCGACATTATTGATTAATGGAGTTGAGTATGATCCTTCAGTTGCTGAATTGCAAAGATTGACAAATGGTTCTTTCTATGCTGCATTAATTAATAACAAGTCTGCCTTATCCACAGTATATGCTCAACCACCAGCAGTAACTATCAAACAACCTGATGGATCTGCAGATCCCGCTATTGGTGCGTCTATTATAGCAGTTCTTGTTAGAAATGCAGTTACTACATACACACCACAAAATGTGAAATCAGTTGCATCTGCATATGGTTCAGGTAATGCAAATGTATTTACTGCTGATGTAGTTACTGATGATGAAGAGTATGCAGAAATTAAACCAGTAACAGATTTTACTTTCTTTGGTTCTAAGGGATATAATTTTATTGAATCTACAAGTTTCAGTGCTGATGCTAGCAAACTACTTCAGCAGGGAGATATTGTTCAATTTGCTGATGTAGATAATAATTTGGTTCGTGCCGTAGTTAAGCACGCAACTACAAAGTCTGGTCCATTCAAGTCAAGAATTTATCTTGATAATATTCTCCCTGGAGATGTAGTCAATACTAGTGTTGTTAGACTACGCACAAAAGTTGAGAATTCTGGAAAAGGAACTTTAATTTTCCCAACTGGCAGTAAGCAAATTAAGAAGATCGCCAGCACACCAGAAGACACTAATATCAAATATTATTTCAGAAGAGACTTTGTTACTACAGCATCTTCTTCTGGTGGTATTATTACTTTTGCTGCTCAATTGCCATTTGGCACACAGAGATTTGCTCCATTTACAGAAGAAAATTATATCATTACTGTATTAGATCCAGGCGATGCTCCAAATATTGTCAAGGGTGATATTGTTTATATCAATAGAGATTCTGTCCAAATTTCATCTTCTACAGATACTGCAAGTGGTTTAACTTCTGGATCTATTAGTTTGAATCTTTCAACAACATACTTCGGAACAATTCCATCTAATGGCACATATCCTAAGTTGAAATTAACTGCTACTCTTGAGGTAGAAAATGCAAAACCAAGACTCAAGACATCGGTGAAGAACAAGAGAATTGTTGTTTCTTCATCTGGCGACAGAGTTATCCCATTCAGAGGAACTGATTATGACAGCGAGGTTGTAGAAACCATTTCATATTCCGATGCATATAGATTAAGATATGTTTATGAGGGCAGTGCTACTCAACCCCCACAGGTTGATACTGCTGGTAATCTAATTTCTGGAACAGATGTTACAGATAGATTTACATTTGATAATGGTCAAAGAGACACAATCTATGATGTATCAAGACTTGTATTAAAACCAGGATTTGAGCAAACTACTGGTCAGTTAGTTATTGCATTTGATTATTTCACACATTCTGCTGGTGATTTCTGCACTATTGATAGTTATATTCACGAAGCAGGTGTTACTGAAGACGAAATTCCATCTTTTAATTCAACTCCTCTAGGAATTGTAAATCTAAAGAACGTTATTGATTTTAGACCAAAGGTAGATTCTACTGCTACTGTTAGCGGATTCCAAGATAAATCTTCACTATCATCTAACGTTGGACCATTCTCTGGATCTGGTGCTATCATTGCTGCAACTCCTGCTCCAGATATTTCCATTCCATATTCATTGGAGTTTAGTCAAGTTCAATACTTAGATCGTATTGACGGAGTATTCTTAACTAAGAAAGGTGAGTTTGTTGTGAAAGAAGGAAACTCTTCACTTAATCCAACTAAACCAGATCCTATTGATGATGCAATTGCATTGTTCTATGCTTATATTCCTGCATTCACTCAAAGTAGCAAGGATGTAAGAATTACTCCTGTGGATAACCGCAGATATACAATGAGAGACATTGGAAAACTTGAGAAGCGTATCGAGCGTCTTGAGTATTACACCACTCTTAGCATTCTTGAGCAACAAGCTCTGAACATGCAAGTTAAGGATGAGATTGGTTTTGATAGATTCAAGAGTGGATTCTTGGTAGATAACTTTGAGTCTCATAGAACTGGCAATTTACAGTCATTGGATTATCAGTGCGCTATTGATTCTCAACAGTCTGTATTGCGTCCCCAGTCTAAAGAGGATTCGTTTATTCTTAAAGAATATAATACTAGAGAAGACCAAAGAGTTGTTTCTGGATATAAGAGATCTGGAGACATCGTTACCCTTCCATTCACAAATCTAGAATTACTTGGAAATGAGTATGCTTCTAAGACTATTAATCCAAATCCATTTGTAGTTCTTCAATATGTTGGTGATGCTTCAATTTCTCCAAGCATCGATCAGTGGTATGATCAATCAGAAGCACCTCTAATCGTTGATACAAATACGGATCTTTACAAGATTTTCCTCTCTAAAGTAGATGTAAAAGAAAGTTTCTCAAGTCTTTACAATTCATTCGTTGTCAATTGGGTTGGTTCTTCTCCATCATTTACTTCTATTAACTCACTGGGAGAAGTAAATACTTTAGATGCACAGAAGTCAGTAAGTGCTGCTTCTGTCGCTAGCAGTTCTAATATCAGTCCCCAAAACAATGATGTTGGTAAGGGAGTTCAATCAAAGACTGTAAGAGGAAATACTGTATCTTCATCACTACAGTTTTTTGCTAGAAGCGTTCCAGTTAAGTATGTTATCAAGAGATTAAAACCAAATACAAACATCTCTGTATTCTTAGAAGGAAGAAACGTCAATCGTTGGGTAAATCCAGATCTAAGATTCACAGGAGTTGCTGGCAATTCGCCATCATCATTTAATGGAACAATAACCACAGATGCTAATGGCAATGCTAGTGGTATCATTTTGATTCCTGCTGGAGCACCACCAAGAGAAAATACTACTTGGACTGGTGATGTAGATACAGTTGATTATGATACTGCAGCAGAAGAAGTTAGAATCTCTACTGGAGTTAAGACATTCAGATTCACCTCAAGTTCCACTAATGCCGATAAGGCAACAGTAGATACTTATGCAGAAGTCAAGTATTATGCTACTGGTATTCTTCCAGAAAATCCAACAAGTATTATTTCCACAAGACCAGCATTCTTTAAAGCAAATGAAGGTGTTCAGTTTGTCGAAAGTAATACAGATAACCCAATTAGACCAAATCCACTTGCTCAAACATTTAAGGTCGAAAATTACGAAGGTGGTGTATTTGTAACTGGAGTTGATTTGTTCTTCAAGGAAAAAGGAAACAAAATCCCCATCAAAGTTTATCTGACTGATGTGGAGTCTGAAAAACCATCAAAGAATATTCTTCCTGGTTCTGAAAAAGTTCTATCTCCATACACATTTATTAAGTTCTATACAAATGGAAATGTCTATGTAACAAAAGGCGAGAGTGTAACTGGATCTTCATCTGCTGCTTCTGGTCCTATCCAAACAGTCATTGATAAGAATGGAACTGAACTTGTTGCGTCATCTTCTGGAAAGTTCCAATTAACTAACGAACAAGTATATACATTAGTTCTCAGCAACCACAATGGAAGAGCATTCACTCCAAATGAAACTTTAATTATTCCTTCAGTGACTTTAGCAAATAACACAGAAGGAACAAATTCTGTATTAACTATTGCTAAAAATAGTGGAAAAGTTTCTGGTATTAAAGTAGTTAATCCTGGAGCAAATTATGATAATGCAATTATTACTATCGAGAGCCCACAACTACCAGGAGGATCTGTTGCTACTGCTCGTGTAGAAGTATCTGGTGGAAAAGTTTATAATGCAGAGATTTCTCTAAATGGTTTTGGATATACAGAAGCACCATCAGTAGTCGTTAAAGGCGTCGGAAATGGGGCAGGAGGATGCGTTCTAGAGACTCAGATAGAGATTGACGCTCCTGCAGTTAGAATGGGTGTTGCGACCGATTCTGAGGGCGTCACACCATCAACTACATCAACTAAGTTTGAGTTTGAGTATCCAGTATATCTACAGAATGATACAGAATATGCTTTAGTAGTTGAGACTGATTCGACTGATTACCAACTATGGGTTTCTACATTGGGAGCAACTGATGTTGCAACCAGCACAGTAATTACTACTCAACCATCTCTTGGTTCAGTTTATAAGTCTCAGAATACAGATGTTTGGACAGAAGATACTTCCGAAGACATCAAATTTACCATGTATAGAGCAGAATTTGATATTACTCGCTCCGCAGAATTGATTCTGACAAATGAAGAATTGGGTTATGAATTGCTTAATAAGAATCCATTCCAAACAAATGCTACTGCTAATACAAATGCAACATCAAAACTCTTCGGAAACAACAACTATATTCTAAAAGTAAATCACAGAGATCATGGTTTTGAGGATTCTGGTCATTCATATGTGTTCTATAGAAGTGCTTTAGAAACTGGTGGTGTTACATCAGATACATTAAATAGCACATTATTTAAAATTACAAATAGTGGAATTGATAGTTACAACATCACTTCCCCAGTATCTGCTTCTGGAAACATTCTTGGTGGTGGTAGCGGTGTATATGCAACTTATAATAGAAAGTTTGAGACTCTATATCCACAAGTTCAGTATTTAACATTTACTGGAACTAAGTTAGAGTCTATGGTTAAAACCACTAATGTTATTCCCGTTGATTCTATTACTTCTAACTATAATTCATACTCACAAACAGAATATGAAAAGACTTTCTTAAATGAACCACATTATTTTACAAATCAAAAATTAATTGCTTCTAGCATTAATGAGACATTGAATAGTATTGATGAATCACTTCTGTATAAATTAAATCTTTCTTCTACAGTATCTTACTTATCTCCAGTTGTTGATTTGGGAACGTGTAGTGTAAAGACTGCAACTAATAGAATTGAAAATGCAACTGGACAAGAAGATAGATTTGGTAGAAGAGATCAGATCTTGAAGTTCTATCCTGTTTATAAATTTACTATCGATGGAACTCAGGGCACACAAATTCAGAATGATCAAGCAATTGAAGGTTATACTTCTAAAGCAGTTGGATCTATTGCTAAGGTAGATGGTAATACTGTTTGGGTTAGACTAAAGACTACACAATACTTCCAAAAGGGCGAGAGATTGACATTAGGCAATCAACCAT